AAGAGTCTGTCTAGGTTTTCGTCATAGTTTTCTATGACGTCTGGCATTTTTTCTTTTCGTCTTTCCTTTAAGTCAAGATATTCTTGACTTGGGTTATCTTTATCTGTTCCAGCTAATAGATTATCGTAATACCTTGGAGGTCTTACTTTTAGTCCATTGATTATTACATAATCATGGGGGTATACATCTTTGATGTATTTTTTAAACCAGTTAGCTCCGATTCCGGGCTTTCTGCTCATTGTGCAGTATTCTGGTTTATTTGTAGTGACTACTCCGTTTTCATCTGTTGTTTGATAGTGTTTCTCACTGTCTTTTCCTTTTTGTTTTTTCATTATATATCTTGATACATATGCGGCGCTTTTGAACGTTATATCGCCTATTAGGTTAAAACCATAAGGCCATAGTTCTTGAAGCTCATGGCTTTTGTATAATTTAAAGCCGTTTTCGACTGTATGTAATTTTTTATCTGGAAAATCATGCCCAAAGATTAGGGCGTGATAGTGAGGTCTTTTGTTTTTTGATCCATATTCTCCACAGTGGAAGAATCTAATGTTTTTGTGCTTCTTTCTCAATTTTTTCATAAAAAGTTGAAAATCGCGCACGTTTAGCGAGGATGGTGTTTCCCTCGCATTGAGACTTTCATTATTGAAAGTCAGTGTAATGAAAGAGCTTTTTTCGTGCATTTGGGCTTCATGTACGTTTCTAATAGCCCATTGACGTGAATATTCTAACCTGCAACCAGTACACTGGCCGCAGGGTAAGTTAAAACCTTTTGAAAAGATAACGGGGGGGTTGAATGTTATTTTTCCTTCTACAGTTTTGTATGCTAGTAAAGGGTGGTAGCATGCCATTAGAGCCTGATGCCACCTCGCATAGGTTTTGTAAAGTTTCTTGGCTTAACAGACATAGCTGTTTTGGCGAATTGTTTTCTGCTTTTTGATCTTTTCATTTTTTTTCTATTGTACATTTTTTGTCCTTTGTTGATGATGGAGTGTCACTCCACACAGTTAATATCAAGTAGTATCTGTGTGGCCATCTTCAGAAGGGACTTCTGAAGATGGTTTATCTGCAACAGGAGTAGCAGATTCGGGGGTCTTAATTGCAGTAGCTAGACCCATTTTAATCAGTTCTTCCTGATTATTTGGATCTTGGACGAAGTTAAAGAACTCGCCCGCGTTATTATTGAATTTTTTACGAATTTCAGATGGAATTTCCATGAAATTATCGTTTGCATCTCTAATAGTATCTAGAGATGATTTATAGTCCTGGACTAATGAGAAATCGCCATATCTGGCGTTTCCTCTTGCAACGGATTCTATTATTCCGTTTTTATCATGCTTTTTTATTATATTGTTTATTTCACTTTCTTCTTTGAAATGTTGTTGGGTCATACTTTCCCCGGTTGTTTCGAAGAAACAACGTTTTGTTTTTGTATATGGTATTTTGAATTTTATTTTGTCGGTCATATTGTTCTCCTGTTATTTTCGAGATTCATACATTTTATCGCCAATTTTATCTTGGCGTAAATGTAAAGTCTTACCATTTTTTCTTGATTTTACTTTTAGTTCTGTATCTAAAAGAGCTTTTAAAGCCTTTTCTGCATTTTCAGTATATGAAGATACATTTGATGTTCCTTGACCTATAAGTTTTTTTAATTGTTGGCCAAGGGTTTGATTAATTGATGATGAATTTGCATATTGAGGTCCGAATCCTGATTGTTGAAATGCTTTTGCATCTAATTCGGACATTTTTGCATTGTTTCGGTTTATTTCAGCTTGTGCTGATATATTGCTTGCATTGGCTGCAGTCGTCGCGCCAGCAGTCGCCGCTGAGCCAATATTTTGGGCTTGATAGGTTGATCCACCGGGCGTGCTAGCTCCTCCTTTAGAATAGGCAAGTATTGGATTAAGTCCGGCTTTTTTCATATCGGCCATACCACGTTGGTAGGCTGAGGAACTCATCCGTTCTTGAAATGCCATTTGTCTTGCTGAAGCTGATTTATTAGCTTTATTTTGGAGCACTCCTCCTAAAAGACCAGCTCCAGCTCCTATTGCTGCTTGCCACATTAGAAATGGTCCACTAAGCCAGGTACAGAATAAGTAGGCATTGGTCTAGTACAATTTAATTTAAAGTACATATCCAATAGCATATCTGGTTCAGATGGAACAGCTATTACTCTTGATACCGGTGGGTTTTCTTCTATGAATGAAGCGTTTAATGATGGGACTGATGCAAAGTCCTGGGCTAAATGCCAGGTATCTAATGTTATTGCATCGTTTGATCTCATCTGGCCGGATAGCCATGATGGTTTATAACGGTATTCTGCCCATCTTTCTTGATAACCCCAAGCATCATCGTCTGCCGCTGTGCCTTGGGTATATATTTCCTTATTTAATATTGCTTGTTCGCCTAAATGAGCTAGAACTGGAAAATAGTAATCAAAGCGTGTTGAACGGCTGAAATGCCTTGGTAAGCCTTGTTGATAAGTGAGGTCAGCATATACACATGCCATTCCAAGAATGACGGAGTGTTCTGTAAATGATTTGCTAAACTTATGGCCAGTGAATCCTGTTGTTGCATATCCTCCCATGCTCCCTAATGGAGATGTTGCGTCTGTAGATGATAATTGAGATACAGGATTGACGTTAATACGGTCTTTTCCTCCTCCAATATATTCTGGCCTTTGTAATCTGGCGTCTGGAGATGTTACTCCGAAGTGAGATTGTATTATTTCAGTATATCGTGTTCCTCCTCGTGCATCTCGTTCGTATAATTTTTGAATTTGAAAGGCTTCTCTTAATTGGTTTATTGTAGCTGCAGTTGCATCAGATAAATCTGCATATAAATTGACTGCGGTTCCATTTGCAAATGCTGTACCCATACTGTCAAGTGTAGCAGCTGTTCTAAATTCTGGAGATGTATTACTTAGATAATGAGCAACATGCCAATTACCATCAGTTACATTACCAGCAAAACCTGTAATGCTTTCTTGTGCTATATATGCTTTTTGTCCTAAAGGTAATGCTACTGCATCTCCTTTTTGAGGCCAAGGTAATGCTGATGTAAAATAATCTTTTCTTTTACCTCTTTTAAGCATTGTGTAATCTGTTATTGTATCTGGGCCGTCTCCTTTGTCGACTGTAACTGAATCTTGTAGGTTTTCGTCTCGAAACCATTCGTTATATATAAGGTTATATGCTCTACCTGACCAGTTGTTCCATTCTGTTGCAACTTGAGTTGGTACTCCGAAATAGTCGTATAATGTAGAGTTTGCTACTGTTCCTGATGTAGTTGGAACTAGGTAGTCAGTGCTATCGCCTGGATTAGTTTGTTCACCCATAAATTTTTGCCAGTTATCCCATAATAGTCTATTGGGTACGGCAAAGAAAAAGGTTTCTATGTATAAATTATCCATAAATGGGTGAAGTGGTGTAGCTAAACGGCCAAAGCCGTGAGCTGATAAATTGAAAGTATCGCCGGGCAAAGCCTCGTCGTAAAATATTGGTACAAGGTACCCACTATCGAAAGTAGTTTTTAATCCATGATCTCTGTTAAATGTACTACGCTGAATTTCAGCTCTTGGTACTCTTGAGAAATCATGTGTAAGTGTTGATGGTAGGTTTCCTTGTGGGCCAAACATTTTTAGTTTCCTTTCATTGAATCTTTAATGTCACTTAGTTCCATTATTGTTGTAGGTGGAATATCCGAAGAGGGTATGCCTGTTAATTCGTCATATGATCCTATTCTTACTAGTGTGTAATCTGTAGGATATTTTGCGAATGGTGTGTTAGGTGTTTGTAGTAAATCTGTTACCATTCTTACTGCCGTTCCGTCTGTTAATTCTACGAATGGTGGCGCATAGATTTCTGATTTTTTATCGAAGATTGTGTATAAGTTTTTGTCCATTTTGTTCTCCTGTTGTTTTATTTTATATAGTATTTTTTATTTTGGGAGAAATGTCAACTTATTTTTTATAGTTCTCTGAAGAGTCTTTCGAGTTGTTTTATTTTGACTTCTTCTTGTACAAAGAGTCTGTCTAGGTTTTCGTCATAGTTTTCTATGACGTCTGGCATTTTTTCTTTTCGTCTTTCCTTTAAGTCAAGATATTCTTGACTTGGGTTATCTTTATCTGTTCCAGCTAATAGATTA